AATGCAATTTCTAGCGGCATCAGAAAGAGAAGTATTTTATGGTGGAGCAAGAGGTGGTGGTAAATCATATGCTATGCTTATTGACCCACTTAGATACTGTGACAAAAGACATCATAGAGCATTATTAATTAGACGTTCTATGCCAGAATTAAGAGATATGATTAATCATTCTCAACGTTTATATTCACAAGCATTTCCAAATGCTAAATGGAGAGAGCAAGAAAAAGAATGGCGATTTCCATCTGGTGCTAGAATTGAATTTGGTTACGCAGAAAACTTAACTGATGTTCTTCGTTACCAAGGTCAATCATATACTTGGATAGGAATAGATGAGTTACCTCAATATCCTACTCCAGAAATTTACAACTTTTTGCGTTCCTCCCTAAGAAGTGTAGACCCAGAAATACCTGTATACATGCGTTCAACAGGTAACCCCGGCAACGTAGGTTCGGGATGGGTAAAAGATATGTTTATTGACCCGGCAGAACCGGGCAAATCTTTTGATGTTATTGTTGATACAATAGCAGGTCAGAAAAAAATTACAAGAAGATTTATACCTGCTAAACTTCAAGATAATCCCTATCTAATGCAAACAGATGATTATCTTATTATGTTGTCATCTTTACCAGAAGTACAACGTAAACAATTTTTAGATGGAGATTGGAGTGCCTTTGAAAATTCAGCATTTCCAGAATTTAATCCTGCAAGACATATTGCAGAAGCTTTTCCTATACCTCGTAACTGGCATAGGTTTCGTGCTTGTGATTGGGGTTATGCTTCTCATGCTTGTTGTTTGTGGTTTGCTATTGATTTTGATAATAATTTATGGGTATATAGAGAGTTATATACACAAAGAGTAACTGCAGACGTATTTGCTAGAAAAGTATTAGAAGCAGAACGAGATGAGTATATAAGATATGGTGTACTTGATTCTTCTACTTGGGCTAAACGTGGGGATGTTGGGCCTAGTATTGCAGAAACAATGATACAAGAAGGCTGTAGATGGAAACCATCAGATAGGTCTTCTGGAAGTCGAGTAAATGGTAAATTAGAATTACATAAAAGATTTACTATAAACGAAAGAACGGATGAACCTACATTAAAAATATTTAATAATTGTACTCATCTATTAAGAACATTACCTCTTTTACCGGTTGATAAAAATAACCCAGAAGATGTAGATACAAATGTTGAAGACCATGCTTATGACGCTTTACGTTATGGAGTTATGTCAAGACCTTTACATCCTAATAGTTATCAAAATAGTAATTTTATACAGTCACAAAAAGAAAAACATTTTAAACCGGCTGATAGAGTATTCGGGTATTAATGCAAACACCAGAAAAAATTAAAATAGGTTATAGAAGTTATAAGTTAGAAGAATGGAAACAAACTGTTGCTAGTGCAAATGAAGCACAAGGGCAGTTTTTTGCTAAAGAGGGTGTAATAGGTTACACTGCAGATGAAACAGGAGTTTCTCATGCCAATACATTGATACATGAAATGTTACATGCAATAATATATCAATGGAATATGGATGTAGATGAGAAAGTAGAAGAGCTACTAGTTAATGGTTTAGCTAATGGTTTAACAACAATATTTGTAGATAATCCAAAACTAATGGACTATTTAAAAGATAAAATTAAGGAGGGCTAAATGCCAC